ACGAACTTAGCGTATCCTGACGCGCCAGTTCACATACTCGCCAGCATCAATCGGTATGTTGAGCATGGCCTTCGACCGGGAAGTTTCGTGACGGCAGTGCTCTCAAACGATTTGGCGGCAGCATTTCAGACAGCCGACGACGAGAGCTATCGTGGCCTACGGGACATCTTGCGATACATCCGCTGGGAAATCCCCGGAACCTGCTGGGGCTCGCGAGCGAAAGTCGAAACATTCCTAAACGGAAAGGGAAAATCAGATGACTGAAGCAATGATCCAACACGAGCATAAAGAATTTATCGATAAAACCATGCACAGCGTGGCTCTCTACGCACGACTAGTGTCGCTCAGTAATGAGAGTACCAATCTCGCACGCGCCATGCGGAGTGAACTAATAAAAGAGCAGGAAGAGGTGATAGAAGACATAGAAAATTCCCTTTACCTGAAGCTGGATGAGGTTGGAGAATCAGAGTGACGATCACCAAGCAACACCTAACAGACCTAGAGGATGTGCGTAGCATCCTCTCAGAAGTAGACGCAGAGCTTGATGGCTCGATGAACACCTGCACCTCATGCGGACGAGACTCTTGGGCCGACCTCCAAGAGGGAAGGCTCGCCAGTGAGGTGAGCTTCATGCTCCGCAAGGCCCGGAAGTGCATCGGCATGGTCAAAGGGGTGATGAATGAGAACCCGTAAGGCCAGACAGTTGCTGAGACGAGGGTTGTGTGCCTCCAAGATTCGGGGACACCAACCTGCTCTCGTCTCCCATATGGGGGCGATCAAGCTATACGGGTGCAGGACAAAAGGATGTAACGCCATCCTAGAATGCTGGGACAACCCCGACAACGTGTGTGGTTCGATGATCCACACCAACTGCAACAGCCAAGAGCTAGGATGGCTCCGAAAACAGCTACTCAAGCTGACATCCTTTTAGCTTTGGGCACAAAAAAATCCCCCAAGCTGTCTGTTTAGACAACTCAGGGGAGGGCATGGAAGGAGGACTATCCCATGCCGCTTTTCCCACCCACAGCTACAACATATCAACTACAACCTTAAAGTCAATCCTCCTACCGTCTCGCTCTCCTGACCCGTGCCCTGCCGACCTCAGTGATCGTGTAATGAAATGGGGTGTGGCCCCACGCGATAAGACCTTGCTGAATCATTACCCGAAAAGGACTCTTCGCAGCAGCAATCATATGATGATTTAGCAAACCTTTCTTGTGCGCCAACGCTTGTTCCAGCAGCCAGAGTTCGTCAGTCGTTAACATCATTCCCCACCTGCTCACAGTTCGCACGAAGCCATTCTATGGCCTCAGCAACGTGCGGCAGAGCGGCGAGCCTGCTCGACTCCACCCGCACACTAGGCTGCTGCATCTGCGCTGCGCTGTAAGACATCCGGTACGCAGTCGTCATCTTGTGACCCGCAACCACCAACTCAGCGAAGCGAGCTTGCTTAGGGGTCAAGGCACGCATGACCGAAGGGCCAGCGTTCACGGACGTATCGCGTGGACGAGGGTCTGGATCTGTCGCCTTGTCGTCACGGGTGGTGCCTGCGTACTCAGGAATGAGTGGCTGCACCATTACCCTTAACGCATCAAGCCATCCAAACTTGTTGCGCATAATAGATCGTTGACGTTCGTTGTTTGCCCGTGCGACACCCCTTAGATATGGCCTATTGTAAGTATTTCTATAGTCGTTGACCTCTTTATCAGTCTCAGCTATGTAGATACCGATACTAGAATGAAGGACGGCAACCACCCGCTCAATCGAACAGTAAAGGTTGAATCTTTGGTGATGGGATCTGAACCAAGATATGGCTGGCTTCTCAAACCCTTCAATCGTTCGGTCCCACAACTGTATTACAGTCTCCCAAAGAAATTCTTTGGTCCTAGCCCTCTTTGCTCCCACACAATATTCCTCCATTAATTTCAAAAGCAGATCGTAATAAACAACTTCCACCCTAGTCCACTCTATCGCGACCCTCTTCTCATCGTCTGCCACTATGCGAATTTCATTAGACATTAGAAAGGATCTCATCTAAGGTGAGCATGTTTTTTGCAATGAGGCCGTGCTTCTTGGCGACGAACTTGATCGCCTCTGGGGAAAATCGGACGTGGGATTTCATCGCTCGTTTGATTGCGTCACGATACGCAGTCATTGCATCCGTGTAGTCCTTCACTATTGGCTCATGTGTTAACTCCGCATCTCTCCGCTTTTCACCCTCGCGCCTACTGCTCATGCTTACAGCCCTGAGTTCCTGTTCAAAGCTGAAATCTTTACGCTTCGGGTGTTTCACTTGAAGCACCCTTTTCTTTTCCTTCGCACTTGATGCGGCGTTGTAAGCCTTAACCGCATCTCGTATTTGCCGAGAGGTTAGTTCTTCTGAACTAGCTTTGTCAGCGACTCTGCGCTTATCATTCCAGTCACCCTGCACTGATAGTACTTCAATGGTTTTAGCAACAGAAATCTCGTCGCCGAGATCATGCACGGTAACCCCATGATCTACCGCCCGTAATGCTCTAAACTGTGCGCTTAAATATTGCGTGGAGCGCCCTAATATCTTTGCTAGTTCGATTTGAGTACAACCAGATTCCCCTAAAAGCTTTTTGTAGCCACGAATTCTTTCAATATCGGGAACATCCTCCCGACATTCGTTTTCCAATATCTGTTTCAGCAACGCCTCCCCATCATCAACATCCTCCACTATAGCGATGATAGTTTTGAGGCCCGCCCTCCTAGACGCTTCGGCTCTGCGATGACCATAAATAATTTCATAGCCCTTGCCGTTCGGACGCACCTTGATCGGCACCTCCTGCCCCTGCTCCTTTATCGATAGGGCCAGTGCATCCAAACCTTCTTCGCCAACCGTGACACGAACCCGATCCTTCGACGGCCTCAAATCCTTAATCAGCACGTTCTCTATGATCATTTCTTGTCCCCCTTATCTTGTGAACTTATTTCCTGAGATCGGATAACTCGATTTCGAATGCCGGTTCAGCATCATTGCCTGTCCGGTACAACTTGCGCACCCAAACAGATACATCCATCGGCAGCGTGAGATCGCGCACGTCAACCCAACGTGTCTCCCCACACCCAAAGGGAACCACCAACAGCACCGGCTTCTCGTGGTGCATGGCGTGTATCCTCATGTTTACAATCTTCCTCGCACTCATTCGTAAGGTGGGGTACGCGCCGAATGAACACGTCCGACTCTTGACATCACCAAACGCCACCACCCCCTCATCCTTTCTCGACAGCCAGAAATCAAGGGGTGAAGTCTCGTCATTGTATCCGTGCGCCTCACACCGAAACCGTGACTCGCACCACCTCAATGCTTCTACTTCTTTTTGTCGGTGGCTCTCATTTTCAAACAGACGCGCCTCTCTAGTTTCACAGAAGGACACGGGTGATTGTGCTATCTGTGCAAACCAATCATTACACAGATCCTGATACTTCTTTTCTAGGATACGATATTCTTCTTTAAGCATCAGTTCATGGCTGTGTCGGAAGGATCAAATGTTACACCTAAGTTTGTGCCCACCCTCTTCCTGAACACAGGCTTTAAGGTTTGCATCAAGGGGCTCTCGTCACCTGTTTCTTTCGCGTTATCCAGCATCTCCTTGGTGATCTTCTTGTCGTTTAGCCACGGATGGATGTCCTTCATATCGCTCAACAGAAACGAAACAAGCAATGACTCACCGTCGCCCTTGGTGAAGACCGCTTCTATACTCACATCACAATTGCAAGCATAAAGGTGGGCAAGCGACTCATCCGACGTGGGCTTATACTCACCAATCATGTTTTTACTCTGTTCTTCTTCTCCCATGTACTGGAAGATGTGGCAACCCTCTTTATGTAAAGTTTCGATAGCCACCATCGACTCATTCTCTCTGGCTAGGCTATCTACTATCAACACAACACAGGATATCGCATCCCCATTGTTGTCTTCTAATCCCACCATTGCCATTGTTTGCCCCTTCTTCTGATAACTGGGAAAGAAGGTGGTGCTTCCGTCAACTTATCGACATAATCTCCAAGTATATCACGCAACAACTGTGATAGACTCATGCTTTTCGCTTGAGCTAGTTCGCGGAGGGTGGAGAGTATATCATCCTCCACCCTCAACAGGAATTTAACCTTCTTAGAAGGGGAGCCCATCGTCCTCTTCGTCGTCACTGACCACGGCAATATCCTCCATCGGAAGGATCTCTAGTCGAGCGTTCTCATAATCCACGCCCTTCTTAGATGTCCTATTCCAGATAGCTACCTTGATCGTAGGCATCTCGCCTTTCTTGGCGTGGGATACCATCTCCTTTAGAAATTCCCTAGTGAACTCAATCTTTCCCGATTTGATCGGAGCCTTATCGTTGTCTCTATACTGATTCTTAAAGATTGCGAAGTCGATTTTGATTGCATTTGCATATGGATTAGCCATCGATCAATTCCCCCTGCTCCTCTCTTTCATCGTGGAGTTGTAATGCGGCTTCCGACAATTTGTTTACTGACTGAGTGAGTTTTGCCATCGCCTTCACGTTCTTGCTTTTCAGCGCAGCCTTGATCTCACCTTGAGTATCGGCATCAGGTATCCATCCACCCTTCGCCGCCTCATTGCAAGCCTCCCTCAGTGCTATAGCCATATCATCATCTGAGATGGCTCCGTTCGATGTCGGCACCTCCGCCTTCTTGGCCCTCTTGGCCCTCTTGGCCTTCACCTTCGGCGGTGCCACCTCTGCTACAGACGCAGTTGCCTCTTCCGTGGGAAGCCCATCCCCGCTGTAGATGTAATTGGCGACGAAGGATGGGCGATGCTTTTCATGCGGTAATCCATAACAGGTAACCACATCTCCCGAACTACGTCACCGATGGCAACCGAACAACTAACCATCGCAGTGCCACCCTCGTAGTAGGTGACATCTCTGGTCACGCTATGCTCATCAGTTGTGCCATGCCATTTGATTGTCATCTCAGGATAATTCTCCATCATAATCCTGTAAGCATGACTCCAACTGAGATAGGTTAGGCCACCTTTCTCTTCCGTAAACTCGTTGACGTTGATTTTCGACAGCGTTTTCCATATCAACGCTGCGTTCAAGCTCTTAGCGGGCATTTCCTCTGTCTCCTTTCCATTGTGGGCAAAAATCCGCGACCTCACACCAACTCTCGCATCGGACATACTTCGCGTCACCATCGACAACGGTAAACGAGCCGGTCTTTTGCTTGTTGATGTAGTCGGTAGCTTCTCTCATCGTATCGAAAGAGCGCGGCCTACCACCTCCGCTGTGCATGGGGTTCACCTGATAGGCTCCCCTAGCCCATCGCTCCTCCGGTGTGCATGGGATGGTAGCTTCCTGCGTATGGACCCGTACTCGTTGATCCACGTAATCGTCCTGTCGCCCATCCCTCCATATGGGCACGGATAACACAACAACTGGACTCTCTGGATAGTCATATTTGCCTACCCTAGATCTCATCCAATCACGACAAATACATACGATGTTCAACTTGGTAGCAGCAATACCATTCTGCCTAAGCAGCCATGCATACAGGTTCAGTTGCTTCTCCCAATCTTCCTTCAACCCACGTTGTACTGAGTAGGTTGATGTCACCTTATAGTCAGTGACCGATCCATTATCCTCGACAAGGTCAATGGCACCACTGATTGTGACGCCATCATGTTCAGCATGGAACCTTTGTTCTTTGGTGCCCTCGCTATATGCCTGTTCTATCACAGCGTGAACGCCCTTGCCGAGTAGCTTCCATACCTCTTCTCGCACATCGACACTGATGTCATCCTCATGGTCCTGCCACAGGCGGCGAATCTGTGGGGGCTTGATCAACTCCGTAACGCTGAAATCTGCCCCGTCCTTCGTATATGGATCGTTGCGAACAGCATCCACAATCGAATCCGGTGCGCCGTAGTTGTTCGTGAGTTTCAAGAAATCCTCCATACACCGACCGTTGATTCGGTATCTTCTATACGCCTCACGACGTAGCGTCTCCCTTCGTCATTATTATTCCAGCGAGTGGCAGATGAACGGATACTACGCTCGTGCTTGTTGTCTTCGCATTCGACCATGAAGCACTGATCCACTTCCAATTTTCCAAAAGGATACGTCCTTCGCTCTGCCCTGTGCGGAACGGGTACATCGTCAAGGATCGCAATATCACTCGACTCCGTTAATGCCCTCGTAACACTCATTGAATTCTCCAAATTCCTATTCCATAGTCAGTAATGCGAACGCTAAACTTTTTGCCAGTTTTCTTGGCCAATCTGCCTGCATAGCTCCTCACTGCGTTGATCTTGCCTTGCACCTCCTCGTTGTCCATGGTCATCTCAATCAGGTCGCCTACCTGCACCGTATCCAACGGCAGATGCCCCCATTTAGTAGGAGGCCCCACGTTGGATGGAGGAGGACCAACTCCCTCGTAAATCCTGATCCTCTGTTTTGTATGCACCAAGGAATCTCCCTAGTTGCCTCGCAAATCAGTCGTCGTTATAGTCTCCATCCAGCCAGTGGAGACGGGTAGATGATAATGAAGCGACAAGGACCGCGCAAGGGCCTTGACAACGACCTGTGTGAGCTTACGATAGCAGGGGAACCCGCTTCGAAATCCAATTCACGACGACTCGTCTCGATAAGGGGTAGACCCGCTTTCATCAAATCAAAGAAAGCCATCGACTACTCAAAAACCTTTGAACTTCAGTGCCCCACGTATGACACCCTGTATGAAGAAGACTTGGCTATCGCCATAAAGATTTTCTATCAATCTAAGCGACCAGACCTAGATGAGTCTTTGGTTTTAGATCTTCTTCAAGGTAAAGTATATAAAAATGATAGGTCTATCAAACTAAAGTATGTTGAGTGGGGTCTAGATAGAGAGTTCCCTAGGATACTAGTAGTAGTAGGACCAGTAGAAAGAAGAGAAGAGATTATTAGTAGGTTTAGAGAATTAGTAGAAAAGGAGGGGGTGAATGCTTCAACGGTTGGTGCCAAGTAAGGTCAGGCTAATAGCCGACAAGCTTTCGCTGGGGCAATACAAAAAGAAATGTCCCGAGTGTCACCACACGCGCTCTAAGCATAAGCACGACAGGTCTTTATCAATCAATATCGACTCAGAGGGAGTCCGATACCATTGCCATCATTGCGACACAAACGGAGGATGGATGTACGAAAAACCCCCCACACCACCAATAACTCCCCCCACGGGCACGAACGATGCCGTCCAACGGTACCTCAAAAGCCGCAATATTGGTGAAGACGTAATCAAAAACCACACTGTTCAGGGCACCTATACCTTCAATGGCAAGAGCGTTCCAGCAGTAGGATTCCCGTATCGCGATGGCACCAGCATTGTAGCAATCAAATGGCGTAGTGTGGATAAGCAGAAGCAGTACAGCCAAGAGAATGTGTGTCAGGATTTTTTCAATTTAGATAGCTACGCCAAGGGCAATGACATTCTGCTCGTAGAAGGGGAGATGGACGCGCTGTCGTGGCTGTCGTGTGACTTACCAGACAACCTGACGGTCATGTCCATTCCGAATGGGGCACCATCCCATGTCAAAGATGGGAAGGTGGACCCAAGAGAAGACAGGAAATTTCAGTATGTCTGGAGAGCGAAAAAGCAGTTGGAATCAGCGGAAAGGATCATCTTGTGCTTCGATAACGACGAAGCCGGATTCGCCTTGCGTGATGAGATTGTCAGAAGGATAGGCACCACCAAGGTGTGGCTGATGGATCTGGAGGACTACAAGGATACGTCCGAAGCACTAACAGATAAGGGGGCAGGCTATCTGTTAGGACAATTGGATGTATGTGATCGCTATCCAACTGTGGGATTACATAGGGCCAGAGATTTTCGTAAAGAATACGATCTGCTATATGAGGAGGGGCAGATCAAGGGGGCATCGACAGGTATTAGATCGATTGATAAGCTGATCCAGATCGTACCGGGAATGGTGACGATAGTTACAGGTTTCCCTTCAAGTGGTAAGAGTGATCTGGTCGATCAAATCTGTTTGAATCTGGCTAGATCAGAAGGGTGGAAGACGGCGTATTGTAGTTTCGAGAAACCACCTGCTCTGCACATGGCACAGCTTGCACAGAAGCTGATGGATCAGCCGTTCTTTGAGGGCATCTCCACTAGGATGGCGATGGAAGCCAAGGACTATGCCTACGAATGGATTGATCAGCATTTTCTTTTCATGGATCACACCCTTGATGGGCCTACTACTATCGATGGGATCTTGAGTGTGGCATCAGCAGCCGTCATGCAAATGGGATGTAGGGTGTTGGTAATCGATCCGTATAATTTCATAGAGCTACCGGCCTCTGAGCGAGAGACGGATGCAATCAACAAGATGCTGACCAAGGTACAGAAATGGGCCAAGGCGCATGATGCTCACTGCTTCTTCATCGCTCACCCCACCAAGCTTGCACCGGACAGAAGATCGGAGAAGAAAGTGGTGGTCACGGGCCATGACATCGCAGGGAGCGCATCATGGTTCGCTAAAGCGGATCTAGGTATCACCGCATGGAGGCACCCAAGAGACGAGGCACCACCTGAATGCCATGTCTGGAAGGTGAGGTGGGGATGGATCGGGACGAACGGTTACTGCCGACTCAACTTTGATCGTGCTACCGGAAGATGGTCAGATCATATACGAGAACCAGTCGATGATAGACAGTGGGA